ACAATTGGAAATCCGCTAACTCTTGAACTAATAGATGGTAAACTTCCATCAACTGCCAAAGTTAAAACACGAGTAGTATTAACCATCAAATCCAAAACACCTCCTCCACTTGAGCCGTTTATTGAGGCAACAGTATAACCAGCTCCAAAGCTTGTTGGTGTAGCCGTGCCAATTCCCACGTTTGTCCCATCGTCAAAGATTAGACTATTTCCAACCGTAGACGCTCCAGTAAACTTAGGCAAATAGTTAGTTGTACCCGTTCCCGTGACTGGGTTAGTCAAAGCGTTTTGCTTAGAGTTAAAGGTTGTCCAATCCGTACTTGATAACAAGCCATTTTGCGACCCGCTAGCCGTTGCAATTGCCAAGGTAATAGTTCCGCTTGTCGTTACTGGAGTCGAGCCAATAGTTACGCCGCTAGTCGCTGAGGATAAGCCGACAGAGGTAACCGTTCCAAGGTTGGAGGTTTTATTGTTAAATGTTGTCCAATCCGCCGAACTCAAAGCGCCTCGATTTGTAGCGCTTGCCGTTGGTAAATTAAATGTATGCGTTGCGGTTGCGCTTGCAATTGCAAAGTCTGTTCCAGATGTACCAACCGCAAAGTTTTGGATTTGAGCCGTTAACCCATTAAGCGCAGTTAAACCAGTAGTAAACGTGGTAATTATCTGGCATAAATGGTTGTCCTCAGTATGTAGAGTAATTGTACGTCCCGAGTGAGTAACGTAATAACGAATCGCAAGCCTATCAGTTAAAGCCAGCGCCGTAGTAGGTACGGCAAGCGTTGAGAAATAAGAAATAATATTAGTTCCAAACGCAATTAACTCTGGAAACGTGCTATTTGATGCGATTAAGGTAGCCGTTCCTCCCGAATTTACTTTGTATAATTCAACGTAAAAAGTAGGTGAGCCGCCACCACTTGACGCGCTGAAATACGTTTCAAAGTTCCAGTTACCAGCTGGAATCTCCAATAAATTTGGGTCGCCAGCGTCCGTTATAAACGAGGCAATGTAGCCGTCTGCATTAATTGTAAAATCCGTACCCGCTCCCAAAATGGGAACTTTATTTAATTCTTTATAAGCAACTCCGCCGATTGTGCCTTGAGCAACCGAACCGTTTAAGTAATAACTAACAGACGAACCGCCGCCGCTAGACTCTGGAAAATCAGCCAAAGAGCCATCGCCTCGTATGTATTGGCCAACTGTTCCAGCGCCTCCTAAAACTTGGGATTCAGTAATCGATAAACCAGTAGCAGCGGTTGCAATTGTTACCGGTAAGTGATTTTGTCCGCTTCCACTTGGATCTACTGGATTTTGTCCTTCTGAAACAACAAAGCCAGGAGAGGCTGGAGTTGATCCAGCTCTAACCACTTGCGCTCTATATTTGCTAATATTTACGTCTTCCATTTCTTATGTTGTTGGCTCAATTCCTAAATCGTAAAGCTCAATCCTAGCAGTTCCAGTTCTGCAATTTAACTCGTAACTCATTAATGCCCAATATCGTCCGTTAAACAAGAATGACCTAAAAGGATCTAATGCTCTACGCTCAACAGTTGCTAATACTCTATAATTCGTTCTGCCTTTCAAGTTAGCTAATTCCTGCACGATTATATCTAATAAAGGTAAATCCTCCACGCCATCTCGTGACCAACCCTCAGAAACCGCGTTGCTAAAGTCAAGTAATTGAATTGCCGAGGCTGAGTTGCTTGTTATTGCATCTCCAATATATGTGTTGTAATCTGGATGCACGTTTGCATAAGGTGAGCCAGTAACTGCCTTTACGCCTAATTTAGACAAGGCCAAGCCAGCCGTCTTTTCAATCTTAAGAGAAAGATTTTCGTATCTCACAACATATCTATTTGCCGTTCCGCCGTTGCATATAAGTTGATGCAATCGAATTTCCACCTCGCCGTCAACTGGGACTAACACATTACTAATTGCAATACTATTCCAAACCGATCCAGCAGTAACCGAAAATTCCATTACAGTACTTGTCGCAGTCCAAGCAAAGGTTGTTGCCCCAGTTCTTGATAAGTATTGGTTGCCAATCTTAATCATTAATCCAATCGCATGAGCGCCTGGAGTTATTGCGTAACTTGTGCTAACTCGCTCAACCATGTATTCAAAGGTTAAAGAAATAGTATTAGCCGTTTCTTCAGCAATTGTAATTGCTCCTCCAGTTGTATTTGTGCTTGCCGAAATCCAAGATAAATTAGGGTCTGCAATTCCAGCGGTTGTTGTTGTTGTCCAAATTTGCACATATTCTCCTCCACTAGATACATATTGCACTAAAGCCGTTGATCCACTTGGAACGCTTGCTGGCTGGTTAGTTGGAATTGCCTTGTGATAATCCCAAAGCAAAAGCTGGTAAATTCCATTATAAATTGAACCAACTCCGTTTAAATTCCATTCTTCAATACCAAACTTAGCATCAAATACTCCACCTTGGCTATATACATCTAAAACTCCAAGATTTAGATAAGAGTTAAACTCGGTAAATACACGCCTTGCGGTCTCCTCTGGAGCATTAATGTCTGCGTTTATATCGTCTCCATTTACAATTGTACTTGTTGCCGTTAAACTTAAATCTGGCAAAAATTCGTACATCTTATAGGATAACTTATTTAACTCAAGCAATCTCACAACATAAAATTGGTCTTTCCATAAAAACACTCTGCAAAGGAAAGGGTTAACCATTCTTTCCAATGTTTCACTTAAATACAACTGTTCATTTTCTATTCTTACACCGTTGGTAAATTTAGCATCTTGTCCATCGGTAAATTTTGCGTTTTGTGGCACATTAAATTGACGAAAGACATTCTCGTCTGTGTCCATTCTAGTCTCGTAAACTTCGCAACCTACAAATACTGGCCTTTGATCTACATAAGATTGGTTTAAAACTCCAACTATTGCAGAGAGAGCTTGAGTTTTGTCTCCTGGCCAAGAGGTAAAATTTGAGCGTATAGAATCAAATCCCTTTAGTCCATCAATTGCAGTAAAAGAGAAAAGCTTAGGGCCACTCTTATATGGAGAGGTAATAAAGTCAGGCGCAATGTATCCAGTAAAGAAAGATAATTGACCTTCAAACAAAAGGTAATTTATTTTGTTCGTTCCTGTGGTTGCACCAATTACAAAGGTATTGTTTCCAAATGCAATGCTTTCAAAATCAGCAACTGAAGCCGCTGGTATTGCAGTCCAATTTATTGCGTTTGTAGAGTATGCTATTCTATTTGTTCCATTATCATTTACCGCAACAAAATAGCCATTTCCGTAAGTTATTGACTCTGGAGAAAATGGTATTGTATTAGTTATCCACGTAAATCCATCAACTGAATATTTACCGCCAATGGTAAAAATTCCATTTGCAAAAAGAATTGCTAAAGCTCCAAAAGATGTTGCTTGCTCGTCCCAGTTTAAACCATCGTATGATGTAAAAGTTGTACCACCTGGTGATGCATCTGAAATTGCAACCCATATTCCATTTCCGTAAGCAACTCCAGTAAAATTTGGATTAATCGTTGTTGGTCTTGATGTCCAAGTAATCCCATCTGGAGAGGTCATTATTCGATTAGTCCCCTCAGTTGCTACTGCAACATATAATCCGTTACCATAAGAAATATCTTGAAACCACATTGCCTCGCTAGGAGTTCTACTTGTCCATGTTATTCCATCTGGAGAGGTGAAAATAAAAGAGGTTAGAGTTATACCAACAAGCGCATAACCAACGGCTACAAATTGACCATTTCCAAAAGTAACGTATTCAGCAAAAAATCCTCCTGGAATAGATTCTGCCCAAGTAATTCCATTATAAGAATAGGCTCTAAATGGGCCACCAACTCCAACAAAAACTCCATTTCCAAAAGCAATGTCTCTATAAGAATTAGAAACGTTAACTCCATTCCAATCTGTAATGTCATTTGCTCCAATTTGATTCAAAGCTACTTTCCAAGTTCGATTGCCTCCAACAAGAAACTCGTTAAAATCTCCAGTCTCTCCAGCAATTGTAAAGTCAACCGATGAGCCGACAATTGTATTTAAAGGGTCATCTCCAGTATTACCCCAATTGTAGGTAATGTCGTTAATAAGCAAAGGAGTAACGGCTCCGGTATAAGCGGCTTTAAGAATTTGCAAATTCCAAACTAATCCACCGTAGTTAGTTGCATACCCCCCCTCATATTTTATTCCGTAATCGTTAATCGGTGCGTTTTGGCCAGTCAAAACAACATACATTTTTGTGTCCTGAGCTGGCATCGTATAACTAAACGATAGGTCTGAGGATAAGAAAGTATTGCCTGGAGAGCTATACCACATTGCAGTGTGATAACCCGAATCTGGAGCGACGGCAATTGTAAGCGTATCTCCCTCAGTATAAAAGTCCAAAGGAGCAACGCCGTTAACTGTAATTGTCCCAAGTCCTTCTCGTACGGCTGCTTGAAATCTGTAATCTGCCATTATCCTTTATTTATCTTGTTGTTTGCTTGTGCAAAGACATAAACCAAGTCTTGGCCACGAACTACCAACTCGCCGTTTAAGTCTCTATTTTGCTGAAATAAACCACCTTGTCCACCTCCAGCAAAAGATGTTCCTCCACCTACTCCGCTAGATCCTACAGATGAACCGCCTCCTCCTCCGCCTCCTCCTCCACTAGAATTCGACCTCATTGTTGAACTAATTGCTCCTGATATTGCAACTAAAGCAATACCAGCTGCAATTGCTAAACCAGCTTTAGGTGCTGCTGTAACAGGGTCTGTAAATAGAGATTTAATTAATTTAGAATAAGCTAAACCAGCCACACCAAACGCAATTAATTGTTTACCAAAATCTCCCAATAATTTGCCAACACTTCCAAGTAAGGATTTTCCAACAGAAGAAAGTACATTTCCTCCAGTTGCCAAAGCTTCTCCAATTGATTGCCCTAAATCAACAAATGCATTTCCTAAACCACTATCTAAAATTCCTAGCATTGTAGTTGCAAATTGAGCAGTTCTTTCCTCGAATTCAGTAAATTTTTTTGGATTTAAACGTTCTAGTAATCGATCTATGAATGGCAATTCATCTGGAATATCTTCATCTAATATAACATCAGTTTTTATTTTAACTTTTATCTCTTTTTCTGGAGCAAAAGCATCTTGTATTTGCTTATTAAATTTTTCAAGATTTAAATCAAACTTTATTTCTCTTGATTCTAGAAAAGCTTCTGTATCTAATACTCTTTGAATTTCCTCTGCCTTTTTTTTCCATTCATCTAAAGCTTTTGTATTTTGATTTCTAGCATCTGTATTTTTATTAGTAAATACAGCTCCGTTTTGTAATTCTTGATTTATTAATCCATCAAGCTCAAGATTTGATTGTTTAATTTTATTAGCTTCTGAAATTGATTGAGTTTGCTTTTGTATTAAATCATTTAATTCTCCTGTTATATTCAATACAGTAAAATCAGTAGCAGCTAATTGACCAGAAACCTTTAATCCAGATTCATTACTTCTTGCTTGAGCATTTTGTAATTCAATACGTTTTGCTAAAATTTGATTTGCAGTATCATTTTGTTCTTTTTCAAGTGTTCTAAGATCTGAGCTATTTTTGGTAATTTCATCTGAAAATGCTTTAGCTTTTGCGTTAGCAATGATTTGCTTTGTTAAAATGTCATAAGAATCACCAACTTGACCAGTTAATATTTGTTCTTTAGTCAAATTACCTAAATATTCAGGGTATTGTTTTTGTAATTCGTTAACAGCGGCTAGTCTGTTTTTATCAGAAACATTTAAATTTTGAGCTTGCGCAGTTAAAGCTTTAAATTTTTGTAATTCTCCTTCACTATTTTGAATACCTTTTAAAGTTGCTCTTGCTACAGAACCTAATGTTTCCTCATATTCTTTTAATCTATCCGTCAATGATTTTGCTCCCTTCTCTGAATCAAAAAATCCTTTTTGAGTAAGATAAGTAAGTGCAGTTGTAAGAATAGAAACACCTAGAATTAAAGCATTTGAAGAACTAAAAATTTGACCTAATGCTAATTTAAATTTTGAACTTAATGAATCTCCACTTTTTCCTAAAGTGGAAAATGATTGAGCTAATTGAGTAATGTTGTTACCAACACCAATAATTCCATATGGAGCATCTTGAATTACTCTAGCAAAATCTAAGCCTACAACATTAAATTGACTAGTAGCTTTAGTCAATGGTTCAATTCCAGTGCTTTTTAATTGAGATATTGCAGATTTAGTTTGAGCAAGTTTTGCATTCAAATTAGCAATCTCAGGAACTGTAGTTGCAGCTTTTAATTTCTTATCTAAATCTACAGCTTCCTTTTCAAGTGCTCCAATAATTCCAATTGATTCAACAACGCCTTTTTTAAGACCATCAATTATTGCTCCAAATTCAACGTCTATTCTTGGATTTGCCATTTCTTTCTAGTTTACTTGCAATTTCCAACAATTTCTTTGCTTTAGCAAAGTCTTGAGGAGTTGAGTCCAATGGTTTTACTATATTATCCCAAGGCAAAGGCCAAATTTTATTTGGTGAGATATTAGCACCTTTTTTTAGATGAGGTTGTAGTCCAATAATAGCGTGAACTCTCATACTTTCAATCATATCCTTTTGATCAATCTCATGGCCTTTAACCAATGCCTTTAATTCTTTCCTACTTAAACAGAAAAGCTGCTCATAAGGGATTTTTGTCCTACCTACGAGCAGCATTAAATTTTCTCGAGCGGAATAATATTCGCTCTCGTCTTCACTTATGTTTTTTTTTCCTGATTGTCTCCAAGTCCAAGCTCAAGTAATAAATCAGCTAGGATTTCAGAAAACAATTTCATTACATCTTTCCCATCAATCCAAACTTTTAATTCGTCTAGTCCTACTGGATTTGTTGATTTACGCAAACAAGCAACTTTGTGGCATTCATGCAATAAACCATAAATGTCATCAAGTTTAGGAATTCCATTTCCGCTAAATGCTTGTGAAATTCCTTGCCCAGTGAAATCTTCAAAGTTTGCCAAAGCGCCCAAATTTGGGTAAAAGAAAATCTCTCCCTCTTTATAGGGAGCTGAATGGTACTTAGCCATATATTTTGTTTAGGTTGGTATAACGCTAATAACAGGAGCGCCAGCAAAGTCGAAAGTTCCAGAGAAAGATACTTGAGAGTTTCTTTCAGCTGTAATCTCAACAGAGTTTAACTGAGCATCAACTGTGATGATTTTGTCTCCTGAATCAGTACCTCCAAAAACCAATTCAAATACTTTCCCGATGTCTTCCATCAAGTCAAAAGCTGAAAGGTTGGATACTCCAGTAGATGCAAAATCTAGGTCTCCTGAAAAAGAGAAAGATCCTGATTTGTCGCCACCTTCAAGTCTTACACCATAATCACCCGTGCAATCATTTCTAACTGTTACGGATTCATTGGAAATAGAAACAGAAGCTGATGTTTTACAAACGACAGGAAGAGAGTTCCACTCGAATGTAAAGAAGTTGCCTAATTGATATGTTGCCATTGCTTATTCGTTTTAACAAATATACATAAAATTTTAATTATCAAGACACGAAGAAGATATCCAAGGTATAGGATAATATTTTTTGGTAAGCTATTTGGCTAGTTCCTTGCTCGATTTGTGTCCTACTAAAGTTTTTTCGGATATTTATCGCTTGTAAATCCCCTGGTAAAACAATATCGATTAAATCCATTTTTTGCTGAATAGCATTAGAAATATTCTCTGATAATTTCTTACCTCCACTACCTTGAGGAAACTTGGTAACGATGTTAATCTGAAAGGTTGCGTTCTGCCTAATCGAGCAATCGTTATTCGTTGTTTCCGTTTCGTTCTGGTCGGTAATTAAAACATAAGCAGCTGAATTAACATAATTAGCAGGATTAATTGTTGGAGGTAGTTCGGAATCATAAACTGGCAAAGTAACTCCGCTAAGAGTTAAAGGAGTAATTGCATTAATTACCGCAATTCGTATATCTGTAGCTATATCTCTCATTTTAAATCTTTGTTTATTTCAGCCTCAATTTCAGCTACTAAGTTAGCCGTATTTCTAAAGAATGCTGGATAAAAGTAAGGTCTACCAATAATACGACCTTTACCATTTCTAAAGAAATTGTCAGCTTGAGCTTTTATTTCTGAAGTATATCCGGCACGTCCAAGAATTTGTTCTGCGCTTAATCCTGTTCCAAACTCAATCCAAGCTTCCCATTGTTCACCTGTAGATGGGACGCTTAAACCCACATTATAAGCTAACCCATTATTTAAAGCTTTTTTATTAATTTTCTGACCAATAAAACTTAAATTAATTGTTTTGTCACCAATTTGATATGAATTTGGAGCGTTTAAAGTAGCCTCAAATTCAATATCAGTAGCAACTCTTGCTAAAATATCTTTTATCGCATCAATTACAATGTCCTCTTTTTTATTTATATCCTTTAGAGCTGCATCCAATCCTTTAACAGTTACACTCATACCCCTACCATTTGAATGATGTACTCTTTGTGCATTCTTTGATCATCTAGTTGAACGCCAGTAATTTTGTAATAGCGGTTGCGATAATATATTTGGTAATTCTCACTAGGGATAAATGATACACGATACTGAATTGCTACAGTATATGTGTTTGGTAATACCATCTCTCCAGATTCATTTGCATTTTTTCCGTTTGTTTGCTTTACAGATGCAAATGTTGACAAAGAAGTTCCTGGAGATACCTGAGTTCCTCCAGCTCCATCTGATAATGGAAAAAAAGTTACAAACTCAACCTTCTGGTCGTATTTTCCAAAGTTTATCATACGAATAGATCAGCTCTATATTTTAACTCAGTTGAAATACTAGCCTTCTGAGCGTATTGCTCCTGAACACTAATCATGTTTTGTCTAAAGGCAAAATCCGTTGCAATCCTTTTTAACATAGCAACGTGCAAGTCTTGAGGCAAAGGATTTGTATTATTAAATCCAGCGGTATAGGTGTAATTTCTTACCTCTGTTTCATCGGTAGTTACATCCGCCACCCAAGGGCCAATTGGATATATTCTCTGGCCTGATTTATTATTTGTAATAACCACATTTCTTTCAACATAAAGCATTCCAGAGGCTTTCTCAGATTCATTTCTAGCTGCTGGAATTAATTCGTTTGTTAGTAAAGTATCCCAGTCAGAGAAATCAATTTGAAGCCAAGCTTTTGCCTCAGCTAAAGTAATCGGCTCAGTTGCTACCGAAAATGGGTATCTAATATCTAAAGGTCTAATTACGCTCATTTCTTTTTAAAGTCTTGTTTGTCCACTTTAATCCATACGGCCAATCCTTTATCAACCAAATAAGTATCGTAGGTCTTGCCTACGCTTAAAATTTCGCCTTTTTGGAACGGCTCGAGATCAACCAATAATTTTATCATAAAGATACTATTTATTTCATTAAATGCTTTTTATCATTCCAAGGCTCAACGTCTTGCCAAAGTCGGTAACCGTGAAAAACGTAAAGAGATTTAATCAATCCAATATTTAATCCCATCTCCTTTACTCGCATAGAAAACAGAGAATCGAAGGCTAGGCTATTCTCTACAAATTTAATTTTCTTCCAGGTCTTGTACTGAAACGCCATAAAGAATCCAGCTATGTATTCTTTGATCTCCTGAATGCCTTCACCTTTGTAAGTTAAAGCTATTTCGTAATGCCTACGAACGTCCAATTCGTAGCTAAACTCATTATTGTGCAGTTGATGTTTAGATCTCAGCCGATTAGTGTAACATCCAACCAAACCAAATTTATCTCCATCCAAAGCTAATGCATCGTAAATCCGCTTTCCCCAGTCTCCAGTTAGATACAATATGTCTCCATCTTGCATTATTATCCAATCCTCATCGTTTGCGTTTAAGCTGCTCAAATATTCATTATAGGCTTTACCTATATTTTTATTTAAGTCGAACGGGTTTGAGTAAAATATTTTCATTTGTACGGAACAAATTCTGGTTTACCTCCAAACTGCTCCCATATTTTTAAATTATGTTTTCCACTTTCTCTTTTTACATCTATTGGAATTGAACTTTTAACCTCATTGTAATAATCGCAAACGTGAAATAAATCTAAGCTATTTGGCACATCAATGTAAGGATGCGGAGTTAATCCTAGTAGGTTTATCCTTTGACTGTATTCGACGTGTTCAAATCCCCAGATGCTAAATTCTGGCCTCATACCTCCAGCGTTTTTAATTGCCTTTTGTGTTAAAAAAAGCAAACATCCATTTGGAGCTTTATACGTTGTAAAGCCATTCCATTCTCCTTCTTTTCTTACCGATGGACTATAAAATTGATTTCGATGATTTTTTTCAAATGTCAAAGCCAAATGATTTAGGTTGGATTTAATATAAGGTTTTTCCCATCCTTTAATTTTTGGGTAAATGTCATCGTCTGCTAAAAAAACAAAATCAAAATCCTCAGATAATTCCAAGCATTTATTTTTTGCTTTTGCTATGCCTTGCTGCTTATCAAACCTAAAATTTGAATTCTTTACAGGTATAGTAGAGGCATCATCAACAATAAATATTTTAGAATTTTTAGGTTTATACTTTTTCCATTCAGCTAAAGAAAAATCTAAAACAGAATGCCTATTCCTTGTTGTTATACAGATTGCGATTTTTTCCATTGGATAAAGTTTGGGTGATCATTAAAAAGAGTCTCGTTATATTTCTGGTTAAATAAATCTAATTTTGACCACATTAAATCATTCCTTTCGTCTATTGTTTTTGTTTTAAATGTCTGGCTTCCAAGATGGTCAACTCTGCTAGAAGGTACAAGCATTGGAGGTAAATCTATTTTTTTTAGTTGACCAATTAAACTATTATCTGCAAACCAAAAATCAAAGTCATTGTCCAAGCCTCCTATTTGATTCCATAGATCACGTTTCATCATAAATGCCCATCCAGATAAATTCCTTCCGCATTGCCAACCAATTTCATTTTCTGTCAAATCTTTTTGTCTAAAATCTTTTGGAGAAATTGGACTTACTATGGGATAGTCTGCTGAAATTAAAGCGTGAAGCCATCCATTTCGGAATATTAAATCATTATTGCAAAACATAATCCAAGGAGCATTTCCTCGAAACGCTCCAAAATTCAAATAGTAATTGTAATTAAAATCTTTGTCAGGATTAAATGTACTTGCGTTTTTATAAAATATGTTTGGCATTGATTCAATTACAATGCAATTAATTCTCAATCCATTAGCACCTTTAATTGCCGTATCTATTGCCATTTGCGTCAAATCTTTTCCTAGTTTTTGAGCATTGCTTATAAACACAACATCTGCAACAATTTTTCCCATATTTGCTTTTTTGTGTCTAATTTCTAAAATATCTTCTTGAGCAACGGTAGTCATATCATTATAATCGTAATAATAAAGCACCTTATCTATTTTATGCTCAGTCATTATGTATGGTTTTAACAACTTTGCATAGCCTGAGTCTTCAGCTCTTTTAAGTGAAGGGAAAGAAGCCTTTTTACTTATTGACTTTCTTATACAAGGAATATGGTTTGGCAATCTGTGATATTCCGTTTCAGTATTATAATCCCTATTGTAATCTTTAGAATACCTGCAAATTTTTGGAGGATTTCCATTTAATGAAACCTCTGCTAAAAATACAATCGCATCTGCATTGCTTTTTATGCCTTCTAAGATGCTTAAAATATAATCTGAGCTTATCCTATCATCGCAATCAACAAATGCAATGTATTCGCCATTTGCCATGTCTACCAAAAGGTTTCGCTTGTCTCCAAGCATTATCGTTTTATTATCAATTAAATAGATAATTTCAACCTCCTTTTGATCTTGCTCTGGCAATGCTTCTAATTGACCGTAAAGCATATCCAATGATTTAGGCAAAAAGGTTTTTCTTCGCTCTGCTACTGAAGGGACTAAAATTGATAATTTCATTTAAACCAAATTATTCCTGTACCTGAATGATGACCAATATCTGTCCAATCTGCTTTCTGCTCTGGTATTTCTTCCCAAAGTTTAGATAGCTCCTCAAAAAGCAAAATGTCATCCATTAAAACTATTCCTTTCCATTTAATCTCCCTTAAATGGTTTAATACTTGTTGTTCATAGATCCCGTCGTGCATTGTGTCAATAAACAATAAATCAAAAGAATCGTCAATTAATAAATGTCCGTTTTCAGAAATGTAGAAATTTAGATTTTTTGGATTATAATTAAGAGAAATTTGATTTTCAATATCATAGCTTAAAACTTCATTTCCAGATTGAGCTAAACAAAAAGCTGAATGACCTCGTAAACTTCCAAGCTCCATTATTTTTCCTTTTACTTGGCCACCTAACCAAACTAAAAGCCTATAATGCTCTTCTCCAGCTAGATCGTCAATATATTGTAAATTGGAATCATTTTCAGGAATTGATTCCATAATTTTAATCATGTCAATTGAATTGAGCGTTTTTTTAGTAGGTTTTTTCATTATTAAATTTCTCCGCAAGTCTTACAATTCTTTTTAAAGTACATCTGACATTCCGTGCCATCTGCATTGCTAGGCTCCTTATCAAAATAAATAGGTACCCCCCCAGGTTTAGTCAAATACCGCTCACAGCTCATTTTGAGCTTACATCTTTGCGGCTTACACAATGTGAATTCTGCCATCTTGTTTTATTTAATATTTAAAGTAAATCATTTTCAATTGGTTATACAAAAAAAAGGGATGCAAATTGCACCCCCTTTTACCATCAAACTAAACACAAACTAATATTAGGTAGTCTCAAGAAGAGCCTTAGCTGCTGCAAAAGTACCTTTAACCAATACTGGAGTATCGTTAGCGGAGATGAATTGCACCAATCTCTGCTCGATTCTTACAGTCTTCAAGTTGTCGATGAAATCATCTCCAGACTCTCCGATAGCTACTTGCAAACCACTTCTCAAACGTACGTTGATAACTGAAAGGTCACCTCCAACAAAGTTAGCAGCAGTTCCAGTCAAAGCGTTGGTTGGGATAATGTTTACTCCCCAAGCAGTAACACCACCTTGAGCGTTGAAAGTAACGCCAGCTGGCAAGATATAATTCTTGTCATTGTCCTTCTCAGAAAGCATCAAGTGATATTGACCAGTCTCAACGAATACACCGTTTACAGATCCGTTTGCAGCTCTTACTTGAGCGATAATTCCGTGAATTACATCCCAGTTAGTAGCAGCCTCAACACCACCAGCCATAGATCCACCAGTGAAAGTAGTAGACTTAGAAAGCAAACCAGAAAGCTGAGGAGAAGTACCGTTACCAGTAAATAGTTGGTTTTCGATTACAGTCTCAACACGCTTAACTCCGTTGCTCTGGATGTAAGAAGCCAAGTAAGCAGCATCCTCAAGCATTTCCATAGAAACCTTCATGTGAACACCAATCTTCTCAACCTTAGCTCTCTGCTCCTTGTATTGAACGTCGATTTGAGTTTTCTCAACACCTTCGCCAATCATTACTGGAGTTCCTTGCTGATCGTACTCTTCAACCCATACGGCATACTGAGTTCCGATAGCTCCTACACTTGCGTTAGCAAGGTAAACAAGTAGTCTCTGACGGATAGGAGAAACAACACCAGTAAATTCTGAGATTGTTACTTGTCCAGAGGAGTTAGCGTTAGCGATAGTAGAAGCTAGAGTAATAGTTCCAACTGACTTCTCGTTAATTTCAAATACCAAAGGAGCCTTAAGACGAGCGTTAGGCTCAGACTTCAATCTTTCGATTTCTGCTTTTACTGGAGCATAAGCCTTCATAAATGCGGTCTTGAAATCTTCACCGCTTACTTCTTTCTCAACTGCGCTCTTTTGCATAGCGATGTCAAGCTTATCAAGTTGCTTTTGCATTTCTGCTGCATCTTCTTTACTTACTACATTGTCAAATGATTTCAACAATGCTTCTGCCTTTTCGAAAGCCTCATTAGCTTTTACTTCGGCGTTGCTAGCTTTAGCCTTTAGAGCTTCACCAGCTTCTGCGATTACCGCTTTAACGGCATCCAAAGTTAGATTTTCCATGATTCAAATTGTTTTTTAAGTTCGTTTATTGTTAGTACCTCAACATCCACGGCTTTCGTTTCTACCAAAGTAGCCTCCGCTGGCTTTAGCATCACCAAAAGTGATTTAAGTTGACTTTCTAATTTCTCTAGTGTTTCGTCAGTTGCATCTGAAGTCTTTACAAACTTCTCAAGTCTAGTTAAATACTCGAATGCATCCTCCTCGTTTTTAAGGTCGATAAAGGTAGTTTCTGGATTAGCTCCTAGAAATTGCACTGCACTACCTTCATACATCATTACCTCTTTAATTCTGTTTGATTTAGACTCCTGATCGAATTGCTCTTTAATTGTACGGAAGCCAAAAGAATGCTGGTTGATAAGTTCGCTCTCCACCATCTTCTGGAAGTCCTGACCCATGTTATGGCTGCCTATTTTAGCATCGTATCTAAGGCCTTTCTGATCTTCGTAAAGATTCATCATTTTTGCGACAACTTTTGTCTTATCGTGATCCAAAAGATACTTGATAAGTTGCTTTCCTTGTGGGCCACGCTCTTGGATTGTCTTGGTGAATGCTCCTGGCTCAATTACATCGCCATCGAGATCCTTATTACCGAAAACGGCAAAGTAGCCAGAAACAATACCTTGCTTCATGTCGCTATCTGCAAATCCTTGATTAAGTCCCTTTAATATCATTGTCGTATTATTATCTTTTATTTCGCCTAATTCTCTAAGCTTACTTCTACTCCATCCTAAAGCAGCCTTACCACCCCAAGCATCGTACATCAATAGACCGCATCCATCTCCATAAGCCGTAGAGCTTGCTAAATCAACCTCGTGCCTACTTAAATAGGAATACATCCTTTTAACTGTATCCAAGCTAATCGCTTCGCCGTTTGCGAGTTGGTTAGCTCTTTGCTTTCCTACTGGAGTTCCACATGGCCCCCATCCATTCTCCTCAACGTATTTCAACACCCTTCTGGCATTGTTTTTAACTGCTTGCGGATAATCAGAATAAGATTGCTCTGCTTTCTCTAGCATTTGATATTCGTTTAAGCAAATATACAAATAAATAAAATTAACAAACAAAACTCCTTAGAGAACAAAACTCTTAGGAAAGTTTCTTCTAGCGTAACTCTCTGAAACATAAACCACTACACATGAGCAATTTATAGTCTGAGCTGGGCCACCATTCAAATCACCAGGTTTATCCATTAATACCTGAACTCCATTAGAATTAAACACAAAAGGCTGATCAAATCGAATCGGTTTATCCTGTGCCAAAATATGCTGAATCCTTGGCTCCTTTGCTCC